CGGTGGAACAGATGCAGAGCAGAGAGAGTACGTTAGAAAGATAATGGAAACATCTGATAATAAAATTATTATAGCTTCATACGGTGTTTTCTCTACTGGTGTCTCCATCAAAAGACTACATAATATAGTGTTCGCTTCTTCTTCAAAGAGCAGAATACGAGTGTTACAGAGTATTGGAAGGCAGTTACGAAAGTCGGAACATAAGATTAGTGCAAAACTTTACGATATAGCAGACGACTTATCATGGAAATCTTATAAGAATCACACCTTAAGACATTTCACTGAGCGTTTAAAGATATATGAATCAGAAAAGTTTAATCATAAAACAATTAAGATACCTTTGATTACAGGAGAGTAAAATGGCTAGTAAATACAAAATAATTAAATTAAAATCAGGTGAAACTCTTATCTGCACATTGGGTGAGATAAAGAAAAAGACTATTATATTAGAGAGACCTATGCATTTTTCTTCTCATGTTGTAACAGACGGTACTCAGTTAATGGGCACTGAAATGCTTTTAATGAAGAATTGGATTGAATTCTCACCACAAAATACTGTGGAAATTCCACTGGATCATATTGCTGCTGTTATTCGTCCTGATGAAAATATTATCTCCTGTTACGATATTGAGAAGCGTAGAGAAGATGATCCCGTTTTAAAGGAAGAATACCGTAATGCAATAAGGGAACTGGCTAAAATAATACCACCACCCACAAGCGCAAAAAGACCCATTAAGTCTAATAACGAAATTAATAAATTACCTGAAGTATTGAATATTGGGTTTACTGTTCCTAAAGAACTTATTCCGGATGTATTAGATGCCTTAGGTGTTCATCTTCCAGAAGAAGTTGAGGATCGTATTCAAAAACGATTAGATGAACAAGAAAAGAAATATAAGAAAATTATTAAAAAGAAACCTCTTCCCCCAAAGCCTAATAAAGATACTCTAGGCAATGACTGGACTGACTGGTCTGCTGATCCTAATGACCTTATATAACTAGTTACTAGTAACTAGATTACCCTTCATTATACCAGACACCGAGGATTGTAACATACAGTTTTTTCTTGTCAAGAGAAAAATTAAATAATTTTACTTGCTTTATCCCAAATATGAGTTATACTGTACAGGTATAAGTTATATACTCAAATCAAATGAAACGAATTATGATATGTCTAAAAAAAGAATAATAGAAGATGAAGACGATGGTATACCTGATGTTGTGTTTGAAGCAGTAGAAAAAAAGGTTAAACGCAAGCCAGAGAATTATGTTGATAATAAAAAGTTCTTTGCTGAAATGATTACATGGAAAGCGGCTGCAAAGGAGTGCAGAGACACAGATGATCCAATTCCTCCTGTATCAGAATACATAGCCATGTGTTTCTTTAAAATTGCAGAAAACTTGGCAAAGAAACCTAACTTTGTTAATTACCAGTTTAAAGAGGACATGATTGGGGACGGTATTGAGAATTGTCTTCAATACTGCGAAAACTTTGATCCAAAGAAATCAAACAATCCATTCTCGTATTTTACACAAATAATATACTACGCCTTTCTACGAAAAATACAAAAGGAAAAGAAACAAAACCTTATTAAATACAAGTATCTTAATTCTTTAGATATAAAAGGAGACTTTCACGACATTATACGCCTGATGGGTATAACTGAAGATGAAGGAGAATACTATAGAAAGATAACAGAAGAAACCGTAGTTAAGAAAAAACTAATTAAAAAGAAAAAGAAAAAGAAAACTAAACTATTTGAGGATGAAGACTAATGAGTAAAATTGCATTTGTTACAGACACACATTTTGGGTGCAGAAACGACTCTCCACAATTCCTAGAGTATTTCTTTGAGTTCTTTACAGAACAGTTCTTTCCGTATCTTAAACAGAACAATATAACAAAGGTTATTCATTTAGGAGACCTGTTAGATCGTAGAAAATATGTAAACTTCCTGACCCTATCCCGTGTACAGAACGAGTTTATCAAGCCAATTAAAGAGGCTGGTATTGAATTTCATTGTATTATAGGAAATCACGATACTTACTATAAAAACACAAATGATCTTAATTCCGTTAAAGAATTATTTGAAAACTCTATTCACATCTACAATAAACCTCAAATTGTCACTGTTGCTGGGTTTGAATTTGCTGTAGTGCCTTGGATTAATAGAGAAAACGAATCCGAGTGCATGGATTTTATAAAAACTGCTAAAGCAGACATTCTTTTAGGGCACTTAGAATTGCGTGGTTACGAAGTTTTGGGTGGTATTAAATCTGAAGAAGGAACTGATCCTAAGTTGTTTGCCCGATATGAAAGTGTCTACACAGGTCATTTTCACCACAGACAGAGCAATGATAACATTCATTACCTAGGAACACCTTATCAAATTACATTTAATGATGTCTATAACAAGAATGGCTTCTATATTTTTGATACAGAAACCCGAATCATGGATTTTCAAGAAAATGAAGCAAAGATATTCTATTCAATTCGATACAATGACAAAGAACACGATATGGGGGCTATTGATTTTAGTAAATACCGTAATTGTTTTATTAAAATAATAATAGAAGAAAAAACCAAGAATTATATGTTTGACAAATTCGTAGACAGCATGTACAATGCGGAAGTTGCAGAATTAACTGTTGTGGAACAGATACTTCCTGTTGGGGCTGAAAACGAAGAGCCAATAGACACTAGCAAGGACACAATTACTATTATTAATGATGAAATTGACCGAATGAGTGAAGTAACAAACAAAAATAAACTTAAAACCATTATTCACGACCTTTATATTGAAAGTCTATCCGAATAATATGATAAATACAGATATGAAACCACAATTACCGTCTATACACAATTACAAACTAACGGAAGAGACCGATGGAGTTACTCGTATAGAGTGCCTAGAATGGTCTAGGATTGATTTAGAAGCGTTCCTAGACGAAGAGTGCCTAAACCCTGTCCAAATTCCAGGAGGCTTCTATGTAGAAGCAGGCTTTGATGAAGTATGTGAGGTTTTTGAAGGATTAGAGGGTGGTTTCTTAACAGAAGCTAGTGCTGTTCGAAAATTAGTGGTTCGTGGTGGTAAAAGAATGGTTATATTTAAGTGTAAACCTGGACAAAAAAAGGTTAAACGTCAATGTATTAGACGACCTAGTGCGGAACTTTCAAAAATGAAAAGACGTGCTAAAATGAGTGCTCGTAAGTCTAAAAGTAAACGATCAAGTGCAAATCGTAAACGAAAACTATCAATGAAGCGTCGTAAAGGTCTGCCAACAAAACACAAATAATAATTACTATTCTATATTATGTTAATGATTAAAAAAATAAAGTGGAGAAATTTCCTGAGTACAGGAAACGCCTTTACTGAAATAAACCTAACAAAGAAAAAGACCACTCTGATTAGTGGTCCAAACGGATCAGGAAAAACTACATTTCTTGATGCAGTTGTGTTTGCTTTGTTTGGCAAGCCCTACAGAAACATTAATATTCCACAACTAGTTAATAGTGTTAATCAAAAAGAGTGTCTAGTTGAGATTAATTTTGATATTGGAGGTTCCGAGTACCGTGTAGTTCGTGGCCTTGCCCCAAAGATTTTTGAAATATTTAAAGATAATATTCTTATCAATCAAGATTCCAAAACAAAAGACTACCAAAGAATGTTTGAAGAAAACATCTTAAACATGACCTATAAATCGTTTTGTCAAGTTGTTGTTCTTGGATCTACTAATTACACACCGTTCATGTCCCTAACCGCAGCAGAGCGTAGAGACATTGTAGAGGCTCTTTTGGATATTGATGTGTTTTCACAAATGAATTCTATTCTTAAAGTGAAGATGACTGAAAGCAAAGAAGAATTAAAGGATCTGCAACAAAAACTTGCTATTCTTAAAGAACGAACAGAAGCACAAAAGAAGTACATTCAGACACTAGAGACAAAGAGCAAACTGTCTATTGACAGCAATACAAAAGAAATTTCTGAGGCTTTGGACTACAACACTACAGCAGAAAAATCAATTACGGAGTATATGGATATTATCTCAAAAGAAATGCTTGGCATTAAAGAAAAAACAAGTCTAGAGAACAGTATGCTTCAGACTGAGAGTGAAATTAAATCCTTGAAAGCCTCAATTCGACAAATTGAAAAGGATATACAGTTTTACACGAATACAAACACATGTCCTTCCTGTTCACAGGAGATTACTGAAGAACATAAAACCAAGAAGATCTCTAGTTGCACTGAACAAAAAGAAAATACTGATACTAAAATTACAGATTTTATGAAAACGGTAGAAAAAATTGAAACTGCTATATCTTCATTTTCTAAATCAGAAAAGAAAATTCAGGATTATCAGGACAAGGTTAAAACTCTACAGTCTGATATCACAGGCAACAATCAATATGTTGCA